AAAACGGGTGGGGGTGTTGAAATCGCGACCCCTCCCCCGGTACCGAGGAGTCTAATCCCCGAATACCAGAGAAAAGAATCACGAAAACAAGAAGAAAAACTTACAAAAGTTTAGAAAGTTTACATACAATCAACAAAGTAATCATCATCAACCATCTTTTCAACCTTTTTGTAATTACCAGTTAAGTTGAACTTGATGATTTCATCAACCACTCTTTCAATTTCGTACGCGTTTTGTGCGGGAGAAAGCTCATCCGATGTATAAGCAAGCCTTGCAATGTAACCACAAGTGTCGTAACCATGAGAGATGTCGAATTGATACCACAAATCGAAGTCCTCAAAGTAGTCATATGGATTGTCTTCTGTAGTAACCCAGGTCGCTTTAAGCATTTTCATCTCTCCTTTCTTACTTTATTGCATTAGCGACAGTTGTTGTACTGAAACCAACTCTGTCTGCAATCTCAGAAATACTATAACCAGCATCAGCCAGTCTCTTTACAAGCGCTATCTGTTGGTCAGACATAGTCTTAGTCTTCTTTGGCATAGCATCTTTCTTCAAAGTGTCGTCATCTACCTTCTTAAATATTTCACGTTGGGTAGATTTATTGATAGCACCTGAATTAAGAGCTTCCCATTCTTTATCTGTAATACTGAAATCGTAATGGGCAGCACCTGTACGGAGGCGGGCCTCTTTTATGCAGAGGTTCCGGACCTTCTTTTCATCATCTTTGTCGTAATCCATCTTTGCTGCAAGCTTTATGGAGGCTTCTTTATTCGCTATGAGGTTAGCCTGTCTTTCAAGGGGAGCGTTCAGATTAGACCGACGTAGCTTCTCAGTAAGGGATGCCACTTCTTTTGCATATACCCCTGCTGCAGCTTTAGAATATGGAATATCTTTCACACGGGTGGAGTCCAGTCTTGACTTATTAGCCAGGTCTTTAAGACTGTTGGCGTAGTCGGCATAGATGTTTTCCATCCTTGTACCACTGCTTAACGACCTTGCGTCTTTAGCTTCGTACATCTGAGTGGACTTAAGAGTCTTTGTATAGGGCTCTTTCTTCTTATCGACTACATCGTTCATCTCGACACGGTACATCTTACCGTCTTTAGTCTTATTGTAGAATATCTTTTCGCCTGTTTCGGGGTCGATATGATAGTAAGACTGTCGGTCACGAACTCTTATCTCACCTTTAGCACGAGATATGAGGGTAGAAGAACCACCATAACCCTTAGCGCTATTGGGATTCTTCTGATACTTCTTAGATAGTTCGTTTATTCCATAATATCTTTTTGCTGCAAGGTAATCGAGGTCATGTTTGGGTGAGTCGATAACAACCATTGAATACTTAACTGCTCTTTCTAACTCATCATCAGAAGCATTTTGCAACTGCATGTCAGTGATAAGATTCGAAACGATACCCATTGGAGTACCTTTATTTTTCTTTGTAAGAGCTGTATACTTCTTTCCAGTAGAACGAAGGTTCCAAATATCTGGGTCGAAGTCCTTAAGACCTTCAAGATAAGGCTTACTACGAATATCTTTTCCTTTAGTCGGTATAACAAGAACTGTATCACCATCAAAGTCAGCGCCAGACAACTGTTGAGCTGCTTGATGATTGATAGCAACCGCATCTTTAGCATCAAGACCGTACTTCTTAATGCATTCTTTGTTCTGATTATTGACTATAAGTTTAGGTATTTCGAAGATTCCAGCATGAGGATATCTTACTAACGCAACTTCTTCGCCGTCGTTATAGTTGGGCGCAAATATCTCATTAGGTTTGAGAGTCGGTTCAGGCAAGATTACATGAGTTCCTTGTCTTGGAAGAGCCGCAGCCTTAAGATGAACAGCATCAGAGTCACATTCATCAGCAAAAGACTTAAGCAACTTCTCTTTAACATAAGGATTCTCTATTTTCTGAATATCATTGTATTCCTGAATGTGTTCTTTCATTGCTTTGTCTAACTGAGTCTTTGCTAACTTAGTAGACTGCTTAGAAAGAAACTGAGAAGCAAGAGATGAAGACCACTTAAGCCAGTCACCTTCTTCTCCGACAATGTTTAAAGCAGACTGTTGCTTATTTCCATTCTCATCAATGTATGTTTTTGTACGAATCAACTGCAATTCAGACTCATCTTTGATTGACGCACCGAACGGGTTGTAAATATCTGTCTTGTCTTGGGGTTTGAATACCTTACTATCAAGAGCGCCACGCTTCTTATTGGTATTGTAAACAACGTCATAACCTTCAGGAACGTCACCATAATGAGCCATTCCTTTCATATACATGTCGCCTTCAACGCCAATTCGAACTTGAGCATAGTTTGCATAACCCAAATCAAGGTCAGGAACACCTCTTCTTAACTCAATTGTTCCATCTCTTTCAGTTCCGCCGTCTTCAGCATAACGCACATAGATTCTATCCCTATCTATATTTACAGGGGGCTGTCTTTTTTCAAGAGTCTGTCCCTGGTCTTCAGAATACTTATAGGGAAGTTTGATTTGAGTCATATCATCGAGAATATCTTGCTTAGACATTCCTTTAGGAGCAAGTATTCTCATTTGAGTAAACTGTGATTGGTTAGTTGCTTGAGGAAAAGTAATATCTGAATAAACTTCATAACCTTCCGCTTCAAGCAAAAGGGCTGCTTTGGTTAAGTTATCAGCAGAAACACCAAGATACTTTTCAACACCCTTACCATAATCTACACAATATCCAGAGTCTAAGACTTCCTTCATCATCTCTTTCGAGTTATGAACGGGCATTTCTTGTCTCTTGTCTAAGTTTTTAACTGCAGAATATACGGTAGAAGAAGGTAGACCAGTCATCTTAGCAATGTCGGTAGCAGAATATCCTTCTTTAAGCAGTCTGTCAAACTCAAGAGCAGACTGATACTTCCATATTTCAGTATTCTCAGTCATCTTAGCTCTTACTTGGTTGATAGACATGCCAAGACCATCTGCTATTTCAGCCCAAGACATTCCTTCTTTTCTCAGACGATTAACTTCAGTGTTAAAGTCTTTGACGTGCTGATACTGGTTTAAACCAGAACCATAAGGATATCTTCCTGAATGGGGGATAGAACCTTCATGAGGAGTGCCCTCGTGACAAATATCTTGTGAGGCTAGCTTCTCATACACTGCTAACCAATCAATATTCTCTTCATTGTTGTGCATAAGAGTTAACCTCCATTATTAAGTTTAGTTATGATTTTGTCAAACCTTTCAATCTTATCCATGACTGGTAAAATATCTTCCGGTTCAGGATTCTCTATAAGAGGTTCATGGATTGGGTTTCCATCTTCATCACGTCTTAATTGATAGATTCTGAGTTCCATGAAAATATCTCCAGGCTTTATTGCATATTCAAGACAGAACAAAGCAGCGTATATGCGAAGCTGGTCCATCTTTGCAGGGATTTCTCCTGTTTTGAGGTCATGGATTCTAAGGGTCTCACGTTTCTTTTCATTACGAAAGGATATAGCGTCTGCTGTACCAAAACAATTTTCACTATAGAAGAGGGTCTGTTCAGGAGTCATACGGAATCCTATTGCATCATTAATATACATGTTCAAAGGATTACCATTAGACTTTTGTGTGATGCCTAACTCAATAGCTTTAGCGGCAAACTCATGAAGCTGTGTTCCTCTTTCAACAGCTTTCAATGACTCCCATCTCTGAGCTAACTTCTCATCTGAATAGTTCAACCAATGATAGTTAGACGCTCCGAGAAACGCGTGAAGTCCTTTTAATTTTTTGTGGTCGTTGAATGTCATGTCCGTTTTCCTCACTTTCAATGTTTACGTTGAAATATCTTTTGAGTCTATTCAAGACATACTCTTCGTTTTCAGGATAGATGAATGCAGCGAAAGACATTCGTTCCATCCTTTCAACGTAATAGTCTTGGTTAGGTCTGTGGCTAGCTCTGCAGTTCCGCTTGCATTCGAGCGCAGCCCATTTGTCATTGTATAGAACTAATAAGTCAGGTATTCCTTGGATGTAGTTGGGGTCATTCTTGACAACTATACATCCTTTGAAAATATCTTGTAGCTTACGTATAAGCTGCTTCTGATAACTTGACTCCAGTTTTCCCATACAATTGACCTCCTTTCTGAAAATATCTTATGAATAAAATAGAGGCGATGTGCAAATGCTAGGCATA